CCTAATATTTATGGCAATGAAACCAGAGGAGGCGATGGAATTAGTGAACTTCCTAAACCTAAGCGAAGCAGAAAGCCTCGAAGAAGCGAAGGATAAATTCCAAGACCAATGGGTAAACTCAAAGGAACTCAATGATAAGATCGGCAAGATCAACGGCACGATCCATCAGGTTGCTAAGAGAGCATTCGAGCCTTTCGGAGTTACACTCACTGAGGAAGATTTCAAGGATAAGAAAGCGCAGGATGTGATCCGCTTGGCAGCAGATCGGGCAAGGGAGAACTACGAGAAGCAGCAAGAGGAGTGGCAGCAACGTGCATCTAAGGAAGGATCTGATGAGTTGGTGAAGGAATGGGAAAAGAAGCATAAGCTACTTGAAAAGAAATTGACCGATGTTGACAATGCCAGACAAGAGGCAATGTCGCAGTTTGAGCAATTCAAACTAAAGACGGCAGAGGATAACAAGCAGAGCAAGATCAATATGACTTTCGAGCGTGAGTTATCTGCCATTAAACTCGATCCTACTGTTAATGAATTTACGATCAAAGGATTCAAGGCAAGCATTGGCGAGAAGTATGCCATCGACTTGGAGGAGGATGGTAGCTTCATCGTTAAAGACAAGGCAAGCGGTGAACGATTGAAAAGCAAGGATAAGGCAGGATCATTCCTTAACTTGTCTGATGTTTTAATTCAGGAGGCATCAGCAGCAGGGATCGTTATGAAGAACCCAACAGCAGGGCAGCGAATGACAAAGCAAGGCGCATTCGTGCCAAGTTTGGAAAGTCCTGACAACAAGAAGATGAAGGGCATCAACCCAAGATTCTTTACAAAATAACTATGCCACTATACGAAGGTTTCAATGTTACTGCTTCAGACCGAGAGGGCAAGAAGTATAAGGCTGTTGCCGAAGATGGTACAGAGGTTCACTTTGGGGCATCGGGCTATCGCATTAAGGTTGGCACTGATGCTGGCAATAATTACTGCGCTCGATCATCGGGCATTCCTTCGCCTCGTGGATCTGCTAATTGGTGGGCGAGGCAGCTATGGAGTTGTGAGGGCAAACGGTCAGTAAGCGATAAGCCATTTTTTGGCAAGATAGATTTACCATAATATAATCAACCAATAACTCATAGCCTGCACTAATTGTGTGGGCTTTTTTGTTTTGTAAAAGATTCACTATCTTTGCGGTACTATGATGATGTAGTGTAGCCACAACTTAACGGGGCAAAGTAGGCGATGCTATCAGCCTGACAATCGATAGCGATTCTACAAACTACATCACTATGTCAATTTCACGTATTCTTTCGGAATGCCCTAATGTTCAGATGTCCTTATCTGAACTATTCATCGAGGTAGGTCAGCGTGAGCAACTTCCTTTTTTGGAGTTCTTGCTTTCACCTGAAAACTCAAAACTAATCCGTACAGAGGTTTCTTCTGGAAACGGTAAATTAAAAACAGTTCAAGCACGTTGGATTCAGCGTTTGCCTGAAACAGAAGTAGAGGAGGGTGCTGACATCCTTACTTGTACATCAACAAATGTGTACGGTGATTCAACAACTACTTACACAGTAGATGTTACTGACACCTACACTGCATCTCAACTTATCAATGCTGCTGACATCGCTCGCCATTGCCAAGAGAACAGCCGTTACGTTCTTGAGTCAATTATGCGTTTGATGGATGTTATTGATCGTAAGGTAGCTTCTGCTGCTGCTACGCAAGCGGTTGCTGAGATCGGTAACTGGGGAACTGAAGTAGAAGGTTTCTACACTGTAACTTCTGATTGCTTGGTGATTTCAACAATGGCTGGCACTAACGAGCCTAATGCTTTCGCTATCGCTGACATTCAGCAAGCAACAAGAATGGCGAACTATCCTGCTGCTCCGATTGCTTTCGGTGGTGCTGCAATGCAGCGTTATGCTAATGCAATGGCTGCTGGCTGCTGCACTCAGTATGGCATTGACTTGTTGGCTATCACACAGCAAAACGGTTTCGGATTCGCTTACGATTCTCGTTTGGCTGCTGCACAAGGAAGCCAAAGCAAAGCATTGGTAACAACTGCTGGAGCGATCCAATGGTTGTCATTCAACTTGGCTGAGTGGAATGCAGGCATCACTCCTGCTGCTGGTGCTAACTACACCAAGACTCAGGTATTCACTCCTGCTGGTGTGCCAGTTGACTTGACAATGAAGGATGACTGCGGAAACTTGTCGATTGTATTGACTACAACAGGCAAGATCGTAACGCTTCCAACTGACATCTACGAAGCATCTGACAAGTATGCTGGTGTGAACTACGTAAACTGCGTGTCGATTGTAAACCCGTAATCGGGTTAGCAGACTTGATCTCGCAAGATGATCGTGAACTGTTAACCCAAGACGGAATTGATAATCTGATAACTGAATAAGAGGGGGGGCTTAGTGCCTCCCTTTTTTTATCTTTGTAAAAAAATAACCATCAAATGTGCATTGAATCGCTACTTGGGTTAAGAGATTGCAATCAGGTTGAACCATCAACGGGGCTTTACATCGATGATCTCGGAATCAACACCACATTCTTAGGGCAGTTAATCACTGACCAATATCTTCAAGGATCAGAACTGTTTGTGGATAAACGAGCATTCGCTTGGCGCAAACTTTCATCAGATGTATTGTCAAGACTTTCGCCAATGATGAAGTCGGACACTGTCATTGAAGGCAAAAGAGTTGGGCAGTTGGTAAGTGATTATGCCAATGTGCAGGCAGCAGCAGGGGCAGGACGATATACGGGGATCAGATTAAAGATCGATCCACAGTCATTGTCTTTCTTTAATTTCTACTTGGCAGACATTAACTTGGCTATTGCTTCAAGCAATGTCAACGTGCCGATCCTAATCTTCGATATGTCAACCTTAAAGTTGATTGAAACCTTTACATATTCAACGGGATCGCTCGATCAATTTCTTGGTAAGACATTCAGCAGTGCGAGGCGTAAACTTGATATAGCCATAGTCTACGAATCGACAATGGATTCAGCGAAGATGATCACTAAGAAAGGTCATTGCTTCGACTGTGGTGGTGGTTTAAGAGAGGCGCACATTTGCCCGTTTGTCGATGCCATTGGCATTGATCTCACTACCGATGGCACTAATGTGCTTTCGACAATTACGAGCAAGTACACAGCAGGGATGAGCGTTAACTATTCAGTTAACTGTGATCGTCAAGGATGGCTGTGTTCAATCGGTGGGCTGATGGCTTTGCCTTTGGCTTATGCCACTGCTGTTGAGATTTACAACTACGCACTAACTACATCACCGAATCAGCGAGTTAATACAGTTGTATCGGTTAACAGAGGTCGAGGTGCTTCATCTTCTGCCGATGCCGTTGAAGGCATTGTGGCTGCGAGAGATATTGCAGCGACAAGATACAACGATGAGTTAGGGGCGATGCTGCAAAATATGCGGATGCCTGACGATAGCCATTGTTGGGATTGCAAGCGGAATATGAAATACGTAACAGCACTACCATAATGGCATCAACTCCCGAACAAGTACAACAGAGCCTTAATGTTTTATTGGAGGGATGGACATCCAAGTTCACTGCTTTGTACGTTCCTGTTAGGGAGTTAAAGAGATTAATGTTTAAGCGGATCTTCGGCACAGGATCATCGGGTGGCACAAATAGCGAAGGGCAGAAATTGCCAACAAAGCCATACAGTACAACTCCGATATACGTAAGTCCAAGATCATTAAGAAACGCACCATCTAAATTTAAGAAAGGCAAGACGGGCAACCCGATTGAATCATTATACTTTCCTAATGGATATGCTCAGATCAAGTCTGAAACATCAGCCAAGCTACCATTGGAATTAACAGGCAGGCTTAAAGGTGGATTCTTGAATGAGGAAGTTATTACCGAAGGATTGGAGGCTGCCATTGCTTTGCCTGCATCAGAATCGGGAAAGGTGGATGGGCTTGAAGCGAAGTATGGAATTATCTTTCAACCTACTGCATTTGAGCAAGAGGCAATGTTAGAAGAACACGCCATCTTAATTGCAGAAGAAATCACAAACGCACTAAACAAACAATGAATCTACTCTCCACAATTATCGAACGGCTTAACCAACGAGTTGAGGCTGGCAATATCTTCGATCAGATCTACGGGCTTTGTGAATTGTCTGCTGATGGTAATGACAAAGCGTGGATTCACTACATCGGAAACGGTCAGGCTATTCCTGTTACCAACTTTGATGCGAAGCAAGGCACAATCTTCTGGGCGAAGCGTGGCAAAATAAGCGTTTCTAAGAACGAATCTCTAAAGTTAGCAGGGTGTAAGGCACTGTATGAAACTAAGTTGACCCTGAGTGCTTATGCTGTGGTTAGAAAGGATCATCTGCCTTGTGATTCTGCCGATGCTCAGGATTGGATTGCATCAAGAGTTCTGCGATTGGTATCAGGATCAGATCCGCAATTCAAGACAGCCATCGGAGTGGTTGCTTATGAGGTTGTACCTAATGGCTACATTAACGAGATCAAGAGTCTGACTGCAAATTATGAGTGGGCTTGCGTGAGTATTGATATTGATGTTAATGTGCTGACTTCTTCGGAGGATGGATGCTATGATACTTGTGCAACGGGCGATATTCCGCTGCCTGACTTCTTGCCTTGCACTCCTTGCTTGACTGAGGTTGCTGTGGATGGCATTACGATAATCGGAAACGGTACGGCAGAAGATCCATTGATCGCCATTGGTGGCGGTGGAGGTGGTGGTGCTTTGATTGCCTTGCCATTTACCACAGATCACTTGGCTGCTACGGGCAATGCTTATGCGGTTGGTAACATCGTTTGGTATCTTGGAAATGTCTATCGTTGCATCGCTGCCAATGATTCGATTCTTCCAACCAATGCAACCTATTGGGTTAATCTTGGCGCAGGCTTTCCAACAGTGCAACAACCATCAGATTGGAACTCATCAAGTGGGAACAATCAGATCCTAAACAAGCCAACCATTCCAGCAGCGCAAGTCAATTCTGATTGGAATGCTTCGAGTGGTGTTGCTGAGATATTGAATAAGCCAACGATCCCTGCTGCACAATCATTGCAGGAAGTTACTGATGTAGGCAATACTACCGATAACGATATTCAATTCGATGCAGGGGTTGGCATTCTATTAAACAATACTTCAAGACTTCGGGAGGGTACGATTGATGCAGGGCTTGGAGGAACAAAGGGAATCGCTCAGATCTGCGCTGTTGGCTACGAGTTAAAGTGGGAAGCAGGGCGGTTGTATGTGATGGATGGCAATGGCATTTTGATCAGATGGTCATTGTACAATTTCAATGTTACACCAACGGTCAACGATGATAATACAAAAGGCTACATCATTGGCTCACGTTGGTCATTAGATGATGGCACTGTTTACCTTTGCTCGGATGGCACAGCAGGGGCAGCAGTGTGGGCATTGCAAACTGTTGGAAGTGTTACAGATGTTACAGCAACAGCACCATTATCTTCAACAAGTGGATCAACACCTGACATCAGCATCAGCCAAGCGGATGGATCAACAGATGGCTATCTATCAAGTGCCGATTGGAATACTTTTGATGGTAAGTTCGATGTGCCAACGGGAACAAATACAGACTATCTTGATGGAACAGGAACACCAACACCATTCCCGACAATTCCAACGGGTACTGTTACATCGGTAGATCTTACAATGCCTGCTGCATTCTCGGTTACTGGCAATCCAGTTACAACAAGCGGAACATTAGCAGTAGCAGCAGCAGGATTAAGCAGCCAATACATCAGAGGCGATGGGCAACTTGCCAACTTCCCAACATCGGGAGGTGGCGGATCAAGTCTTAACTACTACCTCAACGGCTCTGTAAGTCAAGGAACTTTGGGCGGTGTGGCGTTTAAGCAAATGAGCAGCACTCCCGTAATTGGTGGAGGTACAAATTTTAGTAGAGGCACAGATGGTTACATTGAATCATTCATAACAGATGCAAGTGTACCTAATCAACTTCTGATTCCTTCAGGGAATTGGCTTTTTGAAATGTATTTTCAAGCAAACAACAGCGGTGGATCTCCGAGATTTTATGTTGAACTTTGGAAGTTAAGTGCAGGAACTTTGAGTTTAATTTCTTCAAGTGTTGCAAATCCTGAGTTTATTACTAATGGAAATCAGATTGATTTATACACTACTGCTCTTGCAGTTCCAAGCACAGTCTTGCTTGCTGCCGATAGACTTGCAATAAGAGTTTATGTGATTACTACGGGAAAGACAATCACTTTACATACTGAAAATAGTAATCTTTGTGAAGTCATTACTACATTCTCAACTGGCATCAATGCCCTTAACGGCTTAACAGCGCAAGTGCAGAACTTGGCAGTTGGAACTTCGGGATCTGATTTTGCTATAAGTTCAGCAAGCAGCACTCACACCTTTAACCTACCAACTGCATCGGCATCCAATAGAGGGGCTTTAAGTAGTACCGATTGGTCAACCTTTAACGGCAAATTTAACACGCCATCAGGCACGATTTCTCAGTATGTGCGAGGCGATGGATCGCTTGTTACCTTTCCAAGTTTGCCATTGCTTTACAAAGACCTTAACAATCAAGCAGCAGTAACGGGCAACACAAATAACAACAAGGTGGTGAGTGTTCTGATTCCTGCCAATACAATTCCAGTTGGATCAATCATAAACATCAAGGCTCGTGTGGGCAAGACGGGCGGTGCAGGGATCACGACATTGCGAGTATATGCCAACACTGCCGATTCTATTGTAACTCCTGCACCTACTTTGTTGTTGACATCCGCTACGGGTGCGATTGGTAACACTTACAATGGCTGTGATAGAAATGCTATTGTAAAGAGCGCAACTGTAACGCAAACGGCTCAGGCGAATGCTTCAATCCAAACGGATGCAAGTGTAGGTAATGCAACTTTGACCAACTCAAATGTTGATTGGACGGTTGCACAATATCTTATCTTCGCTATTCAGAACGGGGCGAATGGCGATTCAACTGTCTTGTCTTACTACGAAATAACAGTCAAATGATAGACATCACAATTAACCCAACACAACTAAGTTACTCATCATCGGTTATCGGTTTATTTTCTGCCGAATATCAGAGAGATGATATTGATATTGTCGATGATAATTCGATCCATATTCCAACCGATCAGGGTGTTATCTTGGTCAATGTTGGGCAGTTCACTTTTAATGGCTTGGCGTTTAGCAATTCAGTTGATGCGCTTGCCTTGATTATTTCTTTGTAATTTTGTAAAAAACTAAAGCACTATGGCAGGCATTAAAGTTACCGATCTTCCCGTATTAGGAGCAGCAGCACCTGACGATGTATTTTATATCGTTGATACCTCAACCAATACATCTAAACAGATTGCTGTTGAGGATATTGTGGGCGGTATTCCAGACATCGAAAGTGGTTCTTGGAATCCAACTACGACAAATGTAATAGGCAGTCCAACTGTTAATGTTATATCGGGTAATTATTCTCGTGTTGGGAGTGTTGTGACTTGCTCATTGTTTTTAGATGTTACATTAGGTACTGCTGAAGATGCTTGTTTATTTAGCTTAGATCTTCCTGTTGCATCAAATTTTGCAGCAGAGAAAAATGCCTTTGGTATAATTGCATTCAACGGTTCACCTTCTACTGAACTTGAACTTTGGAATATCAAAGCGAGTGTAGCAAATAACAATATTGAAATTGAATTAGATGCACAAACTGATGAGTTTAATTTTCAATATCTCTACGCCATCCTTCAATACGTAATCATTTAATGCGCTCAACATCCATCAACGGCTTGAAGATCATCAAGTCTTATGAGGGTTTAAGGCTATCGGCTTATCTCTGCCCTGCAAAGGTGGCAACGATTGGCTATGGCAGCACTCGCTATCCTGATGGGCGCAAGGTGTTGATGGGTGAGAAGTTGGTGAATGAGGCAATGGCAACTCAACTGCTTCTTGCTACTTTAGAGCCGTATGAGTCGGCAGTAAACAAGAACCTTCCAAACCTCAACCAATATCAATTCGATGCGTTGGTGAGCCTCTGTTACAATATTGGAGGATCTTCATTTGCCAAGTCTACATTGGTCAAGAAAGCAAAGGTCAACCCGAATGATCCAAGCATTATGGATGAGTTTATGCGGTGGAATAAAGCAGGGGGCAAAGTTCTGCAAGGTCTGAACACAAGACGGGCAGCAGAGGCGAAGTTATACTTCACACCTTGTAAAGTTTAATGAGTTATTAGCGGAACTTCATCTGCTGCATTTCGTAAATTGAACTATGGCAGCAAGGATTACTAAGACTAAAAAGATATTCAACATCATCATCAAGCACTGGCGTTCAACCATCGGCTCGCTGATGATTTTGGTGTCGATTTACTTACTGATCTTTAAGGTCATATCAACCGAAACAATGGCAGCGATAGTGGCTGCATTGATTGCAGCAGGGTACATTCCAAAAGCTAAGAGCGATGAATCAGCAGACAGTTAGAGATACAGTGTATAAGGTAACACACAGATCAATTAGCTTTGATACTTCGGTAACTACTGGATCAGTTGTTGATTCGGCTGTTGAGGTTGTTGCTGTTGTTGAAGTGCCAAAGATTGACTTGCCAATAATTGACAAGCCACAGCTAACTGCATTCGATACGATCCAACCTTGTGATCAGGCTTTGCTTAGTGGTGCTGATTATGTACCTTTGAAAATACAGGGTGTAAGAATTAACGAAGAAAAAGAATTGCCGATGAACTACGATATACCTATCAGCGGAGTGGTGCTGGCTTTCACGATGTATGTTACCGTTGTTTACTTGGTGAACTGTGGTGCTGCTTGGAAGTCTTTGGTGGATAATATCCGCAAGGAGATGGCATAATTAATCGATATGCCGTAAATTTGCAGTATGGCATCTCTGCATATTCTTGAATCTTCAATAGATTTATTCTACTTAATTGCCGATTCTGAAGGGTTAATACTTACGAGTAATGACCTTTTCAAAGAGTACAGCAGCCACATCAAGCCTAAGAACATCCTTGACATCGCATCGAATGACAGCGATAGGGATGATTTCTTGGCAACTATTAACAGATCCAAACAAAAGCCACCTGATCCTCAACGGGTTTATGTGCGTTCCAAGCAGAAGATCGGCTCGGAGCGTTACAATATGTGGAACGTATACTACATCTTAGATTCACTTCACTTCATCGGCATACCTTGTGTAGATGTTACGAGCATAACTGCACACGAACACGAAAGGCAGAAGGTGCTGATTGAGGAATTTCGCTTTATGATCTCGCACGAACTACGCCAGCCATTGACTTCCATCGGTGGCTTAGTTGATATGTTAATGGAGCATAAGGAGGCAACTGAATCAGAACGCTCTGCCATAATGGAGATGATTGCCGACAGCGTTAAGAGGCTTGATGAATCAATAAGGTTGCTTGTCAAGAAGTTGACTCGTCAAATTTAACTACATTTGGGGATGCTTGACTCAGTTAATACTTTGCCTCTAAGTGATCAGGAATGTGATGATAGACTTGTTAAGGTGTTAGCCAGTTATGTAAGGGAGAAAGAGATGCCATTCTATGTTGTTGTCAATATTCTAAATGACAATCTTCGGGATAAGTCAAATAGTTTTATGCGATTAAATCAAATCATTCAACTCCTGCACAATGAAGCCATCTAACACTCACCTGATCGTATCGCTTTCAATCATCACTATTCTGGTCATGATGTTGGGGCGCAGTTGTAGCACCATCAAAGAACTAAAGGGCGATAAGCAATATCTAATTGAGGAGAATCAAATCTTTAGCAAAAGGATCACCGATGATTCGCTGATCATCTTCACTCAGGCATTGCAGATCAATCAATCTGAGAGAGCCATTGATGCGCTGAAGGAAAAGATGGAGATGGCAGAAGTCAACCAAGCCATTGAATACAAAACCAAGACAGTGTACAAAACAGAGTTTAAGGTGGGCGATGTGGTGTATGTCGATAGCTTTCCGCATCTTAAGATTCCAAGAACATTCCATAAGATAGAAAGATGGTTAGAGATAGGAGGGCGAATAAACCGATTAGGCTTCCTTCAGATCGATTCTTTAATCATTCCTGCATCTTATACTGTCGCAATAGGAGATACGCTGCGAGAGGGCTTTATTTCAAAGATTCTAAAAAGAACAGATCCCGTAGTTCGGATTGGGGTAGATAACCCAAACATCAACTTAACGGGAATGCGTAACGTAGTTGTTAGGCAAGATAAAAAGTGGTATCAAACCACAGCAGCCAAGATCGGATTCGGAGCATTGCTCGGAATTACGGCAGTTAAATTGGCAACCCCATAAAAATAGATTGAAATTAATTGAATTGATTATCAGCGAGTTATACTTTTTAACGCTGGTAGTTTGTTATTTTCTTTGTTTGTGTATTGCAGAATCAAAATAAGGTTCTACATTTGTCAAACCAAAACGAACAATTCACACCTATTCAAACCATGAGCAACTCAACAATTAAATCAGGATCAGTAATTACAGCGGTAAGTGTTTGTGATTCTAACTGCATTTTTAAGGCAGAAGTATTAAGCCGTAAAGGTGATTTTGTAACTCTTAAAATTGAAGGCTACAAAGACATTGTACGCAAAAAAGTAAAAGTAGGCTACAACGGTAATGAGTACGTTATGGCTTTAGGATCTTACTCAATGGCTCCAATATTTTCATAATCAATCGGGCGGCTAACTACCGCCCATATTTTCTCACCATTCACCTATTCAAGCCATGATCACAGCAATTCAACAAAACACCTACAATGTAATTTATAGTAACGGCAAACCGTCTAAAATTTACATTACTGCAAGCAATATCAAAGATGCCTGCAAGATAGCCAAACAGATGCAGAAAGAAATTGGCTCTGCATATTACAAAGTAGTAAGATGCTATAACGGAGGCGTTAGAGGCTAAAGATAAAAATCCCACAGTATTCGTACAGGGTTGACAGGCTGGAAAGACAGCCATTTTTTCCCACCTTAACAACTTAAAACAATGACAGCAAAAACACTATTTCGCAACATCGAATCAACCGAGTTCTTCCACTACGATCACTTAGCAGGGATGCTCACAATCGTAATCAATGACGGATGCAGAAAAGGTCTTATGACCAGATGCGACAGCAACGCATCAGCACTGCCAAGACAATTCCACAAGGAGTTAACCTATGGCGTGCCTGCCGATCTAAGGCTCTTTGAATCTTGCTCGATTGAGGAGTATCATCAAGCCTACTGTGCAGCAGTTGACACTATGCACGAATCGGTAATTGAATCTTTACAAGCGTAACTTTTAACCCTTTAATATTTCAGAAATGAAAGCACCAATTAACAGCGGATCATCCGCACAGAAACAACTTGCACCCGAAGGCACTCACATCGGGAGATGCTATCAGATTATCGACAAAGGCACGACCTTCGATGAGAAGTGGCAGAACCGCAAGCGCAAGATTCAATTTATGTTTGAACTGCCGATGGAGTTGGCAGTGTTCAACGAGGAGAAAGGCGAGCAGCCATTCTATGTAAAGACAGTGTTTAACCTAACTATGGGTGAGAAGTCATCGCTTAGAAAGTTCATTGAGTCGTGGTTCGGCAAGAAGATGACAGACAAGCAAGCAGCCGACTTCGACATCTTCAATCTTATCTCTATGCCTTGTATGCTCAACATCGTTCACAATGGCAAAGAAGATCGCACCTATGCAAACATTATGAGCATCGCACCGATGCCGAAAGGAATGCAATGCCCTCCAGCGATCAATACTGCAATGTGTTACGACACTACCGAGCATGATGAGATGGTGTTTTCATTGCTGCCTGACTTTATGCAAGAGGACATCAAAAAATCAGATGAGTGGTTGCAGAGGATCAGTCAGGAATCAACCAAGTGGACAAAGCCACAGCAGGCTTCACCGTTTGATGATGGCGCAGATGATCTTGATGATCTATTCAACACCTCTAAAGAGAAATTCCCTTTTTAATTAAACAACAAATCGGCAGGGTGAACGAACTCCCTGCCGATTCCTAACCTAAATAAACATGAACAGCATTGCAAAGATAAGCATTCCCGTTGAGAAGATATACCAATCGATAAACTCAACCGAGATATTAAACGCACAGGCACTCATTGAGCGCAACAGCGTGGCAGGAGAAGCCAACAGCGTTAAGAACGTGAGCGAGTACAACAGTATGGCAGCAGCCATCAAGCAAGTGAATGATGCCATCAAGATTGTGGAATCAGCACGCAAGGAAATCACTGCGCCCGTTGATCACTTCAAGAAGGAATTGATCAGCCTTGAAAAGCAAACCACAGATCCACTGAGCCAATTCATTGTATCGGCTAAAGCCAAGATGCTGGAGTACCACGAGCAAGTTGAGCAGGAGCATAAGCAAGCACAGGAAAAGATCATTCAGGAATCGATGTCATTAAAGAGCCACTTCAAGGAAATGGATGCTCTGGCGAATATGGTGGATGATCTGTATGTATCATCAGTCGATATGCCCAAGACCAAGAATATCAGAACAGTCTACAAGGCAGAAGTCGATGGCGATGTTGATTGGCTAAAGATCATCAATGTCTTGTTTGCCACAAACCACTTGCGCCAAGAGGATCTTCTCAGGCACTTGCCGAAGGCGATGGAGATCGTAGGATTGAAGCAGATCGCAGGAATCAATGTAGTAGCAATTAAAACTCAAACAGTTTAATATCTTAAAAAAAATGACAGCAAATTCAAACAGCGAGTTCGATGATCGCTACGATTGGACACCACTAAAGCACGATCAATTAGTGGAATTTATTGAAACAAGAAGATTAACAACGGGGCTTAGCAAAGAAAAACTATCAACTCAGGCGGGTTACAGTAATAGTTTGTTTAGCAATCTATCAAACAGGCTTCAAAGATTTAGCAAGGAATCATTCGCTGCATTAGCTAAAACCGTAATTTCTAAAATGGCACAACTTCAAATTGATCTTGATAAGCAACAGCCCGAAAAGATCGAAGCACCAACGAAGATCGAGAAGCCGATCTACGGAGTAATGAGCATCGAGCAGATGATCACCAAGATAAAAGCAGCAGGCTACAAGGTGATGAGAAGAACAGAAGGGTGGGAGGAGATCTGATGACACGAGAAGAATTTATCAAGTATCCTGCAATCTCAGCCAGCAGAATCAAACGATTTTACACAGGCGATATTAGCTATGCAAAGAATGCCCTCGACAAGGGGGCAAACTTTCACTTCGATCTTTTAGAAACCGAAGTCGATCAGATGAACGGGGCTGCAAAGAATGTGTATGATGCTTTCCAAGAAGTGCCACTTCTGGCAACGATGTTTGAGGAGTCCATTAAGGAACAAGTGGTGGTTGCTGATGTGGTGATTGGAGGCAAGACCGTTCAAGGCAAGTGTGCAATCGATATGAATTGGGATCAGCAGAAGATTCTTGCTGACATCAAGACTACATCAGCCAAGAGCATTGAGGCATTTGCTGCCGATATGATCAAGCACGCTAATCATATTCAGGCGGTTTGGTATTCGCTTCTGATGGGAACAGATCCTAAATGCTTCTACTACATTGGGGTTACTCCAAAGGTCAAGAAGTCTGGCAAGTTTGCTGATCTATTTCTTTACCGCCACAATCAAGACGAGATCGACAGTGCAAAGGAGTTGATCATTAATTTCATCGAACAGTTCGATGGTGATTATTCCAGACGATGAGAGCCAAGCACTGTGATGCTGTTGTTAGCTTTGTGTTGACTCACTATGCCAATATGCCCACTAAGGAGATCGCTAACGCATTAGGATTGACTTGCTGTGCTGTTTATCAGATCGCAAATCTTAGAGGCGTTAAAAAGGATCTTAAGTACAAGCGAGATACTTACGGCAATCGACTGATGCAGGCAGGCATCCCGACAAGATTCAAGGCAGGGCAACGGGCTTGGAATAAAGGACTTAAAAAAGCAAGCAAATGAAAATTCGCAAAAGGCGAGAGTCCGACATCTACATCAGCATTTCTAAGTTGATGGCACTACAACATCCTAACATCGTTTATCGCTTCGACTTCGCAGCAGGGATGAAGATGACCATCGGGCAGGGCAGGCTGCACAAGTCGATGAATGGCTTTGTAGGCTATCCTGATTTATTCATCGCCTATCCAAACGGCAAGTATTCAGGGTTGTATTTAGAGATCAAGTTGGAAGGCAAGAAGGTGTTTAAGAAGGATGGCAGCCTGATGATGGATGAACACCTTGAACGGCAGCAGAAGATATTGAAGATGCTTTCCGCTGCTGGCTACTATGCGACCTTCGCAATCGGCATTCACGAGAGTTTAATGATCATTGACAAGTACATAAAAAAAGAACTTTAATTCAACCACTAAAAACGAACAGTATGACACCCGTAAACAATAAATCACTATTGCATTTTATTTTTGATCAGATGGAAAAGTTGGACAAGAATGACATCTCAGTTGATCAAGCAAAGGCACAGGCTAACTTAGCCAAGCAAGCAAACAACTCATTGAAGTATGAACTTGAGAGAGCAACGACATTAATGAAAATTGCAGAGCACAAAATGAACACTGGCAATGATGTTGAATTTAGAGAAGCAGAAGGTAAAAACTTTGACTAATGGAAATTAAAAATCAGCAGATATTCACTTGCGGTGAAGGTGAACAGAGTTATCAAATGTATTTTACTATTGATTTAATTCCAATTTCAGTTGTGTTTAAATACGATTTTATTGAATCAAAAAGTTCTTGGTTTAATATATCAACTGGTAAAAATGAATTTATTTCTAATTCTAAACAACCCAGAATTATTGAAAATCTTTTTACTCGTGAAATATATCAGCAAATAATTGATTTAGTTTGTGATAGATTAAATCTTGAAAAAAGAAGTATTCTTTGCTTAAAAGAAACATCATTGAAAAATTCTTTTAATTTTTCTAAAGATGAATATTTTTATGAATTTCAATATTATGGGAATTTTGGAAGGTGTTATTGTGTTGAAACTAAATTACACAACGCCTTAAAATATTGGGATGAATTAAAAAAAGTCATTCATAGAAACTCTGATGATGAATTTTATTTTAATGAAATGGATGAGTTTGATCGTGGCTTTTATAGTCAGTTTATTGATTTAAGAAAAAACCTTAATTTACAAGGAGTATTTAAGTATAGAGATCATCACTATATCTCTGATAAAACAATGGATAATTTCATTGATAATTTGGCAAAAAAATCAAAGAGAATTAAAAAAGAAACTCAATCAATATGAAAACAACCCTATCAATTCTCATCCTGCTTGCCTCTCTATCAAGTTGTAGAAAGTGCTACGATTGCAGGGTAACAACAACGACCACTGGCTTTGAATCGCAAACGCAAATGACCAGAATCGAAAAGTGCGGAATGACTAACCGAGATGTTAATGCATTTAAGGTAGGGATGGAAGGCACGACAAGTACAACATTAAATGGCAAAAAAGTAACTGTGAAAACTACGGTTAACTGCTATTAATTTTTTATCTTTGTGGTAGTTCAGAGGTCAGAGCCTGAATGAAAAGAAATTTATCGCCCTATACGGGCTGCGAGGAAAGGCAGTTGATTCTGTTGATCCGCTCTGACCGCAGCTTGTATGGGGCTTTTTGTTTTGGTATGAGAAAATCTTTTATTCTTTACATTGATTCGTTTGAGGTGCTTCAGCATTTATCAGATGATCAACTTGGAAAACTTACCCGACTATTGTTTAATTATCAGATAGACGGATCAACACCAGAAGTTACCGATCCGCTATTTATTCCTTTCGGTTTTATTCGTTCTTCTATGGATCGAGATAATGAGAAATGGGAGCAACGTGCTGATAGAGCGAGAACTAATGGAACTAAAGGAGGCAGACCAAAAGAAAACCAAGATGGTTATCAAGAAACCCAAGAAACCCAGTCGGTTATTTCAAAACCCAAAGAACCTGTAAGTGTAAGTGTTAGTGTAAGTGGTAGTGTTAATGCAAGTGTAAGTGAAAATGTAAATGATAATGTTAGTTATAGATTTTCCGATTCTATCGAATCGAACCCTGTAACGATCCAACCTGATTCAATCCAACTATACACTCCTACCCTTGAAAAGAAAAAAGTTCCGCAAAAAAAGAAAGATCACCGCTTCGCAGATTCGATCTATGCCGATGATCCCGATCTATTCATTGAGCATTGGAATCAAACCGAAACAGCAAGAACCTACCCAGACACCGATCCTCTAAAAGTTTACACAACCTTAAAAACATCATCAGATGCCTCCTCAAAATATACCTACGCCAATTGGATCAGCGCAGCCCAAAATTGGGTTAAGCGAAATCCTGCCGAATACAAGCGAACTTTTACCACAGCAACAGGTCATCAACTCCATCACAACGACCAAGCCATCCTCGACAGGGTTGAGCGGCTTACAAGAAATCATATTGGAGGCTAACCGAATGGGCATCGAGGCACAGCCTCATCAGGTGGCAATGCTTCAGTATCATCGTAATTTTCCGATCAAGAAGATGGAGGCACAGTTAGCGAGGCGAAAGTTTTACGAGGTGCTTACCGTTATCATTCAAGTCTATTTTGGTGCTGACAAGAACACGCCCGATTCAGTTTTCAATGAGTGCTTTGATAGGATGATAAAAGACTGTGGCAGCATCAGCATTGAAGAGGTCAGAGAAGCACACGCAGAATCATCTAAGAATGCCTTAAAAGCGTTCTATGGTATGTACACAGTCAATATGTTCAGCGAGATAATGTATGCTTGGAAGCAGAAGCGCAGCAAGATCATCGCAGCCATCGACAACATCGACAAAATTAACGAGGTGGATGAGGCTGCGGAATTGGAAAGCAAGAAGCAGCAGTTCACTCAATACTGCAAAGATTGGCTCACCAATGAACTAAAGATCAAATCTGTTAGGCAATGGAGCGAGTTATCGCTGGGCATCTGCCAAGAGTTGATCGACTCTGGCACTGTGCAGGGCAATCGTCCTGATCTTTGGAAGCAGTCGGCAGATTTAACCTTGAAGCAGTATGAGCAAGATCGCAGCAAGGCATCAGCAGAGAAAGACTTTGCCACGCTGAAGAAGATGAACGCAGCAGTTGAGGCGATTATGGGTGGTATAGTGCCACAGGATGCGTTATCGAGGCGCAAAGCGATCTATGCACGTTTACTTGTTTGGGATCACATCCAAAAAAATAAATCAAAAATAATTTGATTATGTATTGCGGAATCAAAAAAGGTTTCTATATTTGCTGAACAATAATTCACAATTCAAACCTATTCAAGTTATGATCTCAATCACAATCACTCCAGAAATCGCAATCGAAATTCAATCTTCAATCGCTCAGTTTGAAAATCTTATTGCAAGAGAAATGAATATCTCCGAAGATCTTAGATATACTCACAAGATCGAACTTTATAAGTCAAAGATTCAAGAATTAAAACAAGGTTTGTCTGATGGCTTTATTTAATCTCTACAAGGTTGGTCGCTATGGGTTGATTCACGTAACGACTAACCGCTTTGAATCATTCAAAGAAGCCGAAAAGTATTATGCTAATGTATTCGGCTATAATAGATCAAAAGCTAATCAACTTTTTTCATATAAAATATCAGGACTTTAACCAACTTGCAATACACAATCAATAATCACTATCTTTGTGAAATGGAAGTCAGTAAAAAAGCAAGGGGTGGATACAGGGCGAATGCAGGCACGAAGTCGAAGTATGGAGAGCAGACCGAGAACATCACATTTAGAGTGCCTGCCAGCCATAAACAAGCCATCAGGGAGATAGTCAAGAAATACCTAATGAACGTAATACAGCAACAGCACAATGACAAAGTTAATGACCATACCTTGCGCCATCGAATCGGTGGCAACGAGGCGAGATAAGACCATCAAGATCAGCATCGGCACTCAGGAACTTTCACCAGAGCAGATGACCGAACTTATGAATCATTGGATGGGTGGTGTGGGAGTGATGGCATTCAAGGGCGAGCAGTTCAACTACAACGATGAGCAATTGCTTGAAGCAATGAAGATCGATGCAGCGGAGATGGGCAGCAAGACACCGAGCCAAAGATTAAGAGCAGCATTGTACGTGCTGTTTGAGGCTAACAAGGAAGGGCATTCAGATTTTAATAGTTACTATTCGGCAATGATGGAGCGATTCATCGACACCGTTAAGAAGCGCATCGACACCTATTCACAATTCTAACAAAATGAAAAAGCAAACAGCAGTTGAGTGGTTGGTAAAAATATACTTACAAACAGGTAAAATAGATTCTTTTGATATTAACCAAGCCAAAGCAATTGAAAAGGTAAACAGTGAGATTTCTTTCTTTGCTGGATATAACTACGAAGGTGGGCATCCTATTGACGAACACGAAAAATACTACAACGAAACCTATGGAAAGTAAACTAACAGCCGTTCAATGGTTGCAAGAAGCCATCAGCAAAAAACTAAGCAGTGAAATTAGTCCATACTTTTTGGACTTGTTTGAACAAGCCAAAGCAATGGAACGGCAGCAGATAATAGAAACATTTAACGAAGGCGCAGTTGATGGACTTGAACTTGGAGAACAATACTACACTTATACATTCACCGATCAACCTAAACAATGAAACAGTTAAACAGCAACCAACTTAATCTACTGCTCACCGATGACGAGATGAGCAAACTTAAAGAGATCGGCTATAATGGCAAGGATTGCCTACGAGCATTCCTGCGTGAGGAGTTCGATCTTGAATTTACCACAGAGCCATACTTAGGCAACAGCACTCTGCTCAATGGCATCTTCATCAGGGAAGGCGAAGTAGTATCAGATAACACTTGGCTGCCGAAGGATGAAGCCTACGGTGCAGATACTCCAGAGGAGGCATTTATGATGAGCATAACGGCAGTGATTGAATACTGCATCGACCTTTACAATCAGAGCAATGTGATGGCATTCAGATCAGTTAAATATCTTGTTTGAAGATGACAATCAGAATCAGGGCAGGCATCTTCGTTGATGCAATGATGGAAGGTAACTACTTCTACTTCGGTTACCTCAGCCGAGCAAGTTGGGAGTATGATGTAGCGGTGGCGGTAACGCATAAGGATCTCAAAATGTTTATCAAGAACAATAAGATCATCCTACCAACAGATCAGCCTCAATATAACTTCGGCATCTTGATTAATGCAGAAGATCGTGATGGCAACGAAATCTACACGACAATGGCATACATCGAAGGTAAGTTAAGGAAGTTGGTGATCTATCCATCGCAGTACAAGAAGATGGTTGACATAGGGCAGAACATCAACAAGCTAAGAGAATCAGAGTTTGTGGATTCTTTAATATCTTTGTAGGTCAATAACAATAAAGCTATGCCATTATTTCAGGGAGATACAGAGCAGATAATTCAGATGAACATCCGCAAGCTAATAAGCGAAGGCTACAATCAAGATCAAGCAGTTGCCATCGCCTATGCGGAAGCAGACAAGTATCGCAAAGCAAGAAGCAAATGATGAAAACCAAAATTGTTAAGATAGGTGATGTCAAGATCAATCCAAACAATCCGAGATTGATCAAGGATGATAAGTTTGCCAAGTTGGTGCAGTCGATTAAAGACTTGCCTCAGATGCTTGACATTCGCCCAATCGTGGTAAATAGTGATATGGTAGTGCTTGGTGGCAATATGCGACTAAGGGCTTGCAAGGAAGCAGGATTGAAGCAAGTGCCGATAATCATAGCAGACAATCTAACCGAAGATCAGCAGCGCGAGTTCCTGATTAAGGACAACGTAAGCGGTGGTGAATGGGATTGGGCTTTACTGCAGGATTGGGATTCTCAACAGTTAAGTGAATGGGGCTTAGATGTGCCTAATTATTTGGCAGGATTAGATGTTAACAATATGACTGATGATGATGTTGCCTTAGAAGATGAGTTTGATCCAATAGGAAGTTCTACAGATCTTCACAAAGTAATTTTTATATTCGATAATGAATTAGAGGCAGGACAATATTTTGATCAAAGAATTAAAGGGTTAGACTATAAAAAGTTTGGTGGAGGTCAAGGCAAGCAATGGCAGGTTAATTTATCTAAAACTTATGGTAAATAGATTTCCAGTGTACATAATATCAAAAGGCAGATATGAGAAAACTCTAACAGCAGATAGATTTGATTCATACGGGGTTCAATATCTTATAGCAGTTGAGCCACAAGAATATGATCTATATTGTAAAAAACTAGGAAAAGATAAAGTATTGAAATTGCCATTTTCAAATCTTGGTCTAGGTAGTTATCCAGCAAGAAATTTCTGTTGGGAGGATGCTAAATCAAAAGGATATAGTCATCATTGGATTTTTGATGATAACATTACAGAATTTAGAAAATGGATTAATCAAAAAAGAGAAATAATAAAAGATTACAATACTGCATTGATCTACGTTGAAAATTATGCGTTAAGAAATAATGTAGATGTTTCAGGATTTGAGGAGTACAACTTTTGTGTAACGCCACCTAAAAAGCCATTTAAGAATAATTGCCACGTTTATAGTGCTATGCTAATAAAAAATAACATTCCGTATCGTTGGAGGTTAAAGTATAACGAAGATGTGGATCTTTGCTTGCAGGTATTGCACAATGGAGGATCAACAGCGAGTTGTGTTTATTATATGGCAAATAAGATAAGCACATCAGTAAAGATGAAGGGAGGCAATCAAACTGAACTTTATCAAGGAAATGCTCCAATTAAGAATTTACTAAAAGCAAAGATGCTCGAATCTGTATGGCCGCAATATGCTAAAACTGTTATAAGATTTAACAGGCATCACCATTTGGTTAATTGGAATGTGTTTAAGAAAACAGCCGTAAAACAGTCGTAATGAGCAATCCTATACCTAACAGCAAACCATTCAAGAAAGGTCAGTCAGGCAACCCCAACGGCAGACCTCGTAAGCTACCCGAATTGGATAAGCTACTTGCCGATGTATTAGGCGAGGAGAAGGACGGCATTACGGCAGGAGAGGCGATCTTGAAAGCACTTAGGGCAAAGGCTACTAAAGGCGATGTACGTGCTGCTGAAGTTCTGCTTGATCGAGCATACGGCAAAGCCAAGCAAACCACAGAAACAAACATCACAACCACCGAGCCATTGGTGATCATCCGCACAGAGCGAAGCAGTGAATGAGTTACCGACTAACCGAAACGCAGACAGTAGCCTTTGATCAAGCCATCAATGGCGAGTACAGAGTTATTGTGTTCGGGGGCGGTATACGTGGTGGTAAAACAGTTTGGCTTCTTGTTTCACTTTCATTCCTTGCTCTTAATTATTCAGGCAGTCGGTGGGTAATCATCCGCAAAAGTTTGGCTGACTTAAAGCGAACTACCTTTGTAAGTTTTACAGCATTGATTAATGATGGATTAAATGCCTACATCAAAAGTTGGAATCGAGATACCAACGTAGTAACATTTAACAACGGGAGCGAGTTGATCTTTATGGCTGAAAGCTATGATGATGACAAAGAACTCAATCGATTTAGGGGCTTGGAAGTTAATGGTGCAGGCTTGGATGAGGTTAACGAACTGCAAGAACCAACATTCTACAAGGTGCAGGAACGAATCGGCAGTTGGAATAAGGCACAAGGCAAGCCACCAATCGTTTGCTTGGCTACTTGCAATCCATCTAATAATTGGGTTAAGACAATCATCTACGAGAAGTATCGCAGCAACACCTTGCCAGACCGATGGAGTTACATTCCATCGAAGATCACTGACAATCCATACATCCCTATCGAGTACCTTGAATCGCTTAAGGAACTACCTCCGATCCAATACCAAAGATTCGTTGAGGGCGATTGGGATATTGCTGATGATGTTGCCAACCCGTTCTTGTATGAGTGGAACGATGATAGGCACATAGACGACAGCATTGCACTCAACCCTAACTTGCCAGTGTTCGTGTCAGTCGACTTCAACATCAACCCTCTTTGTGCTTTAGTCATTCAGCAAGTTGGCAGGGGTGCGATAGTGGTGGATGAGATCAAGATCGACAAGGGCAGCGTGGATGCGTTCTGTGATGCAGTGGAAGCGTTAAGTATTCCGATGGGCTTGATCAGGATCACAGGCGATGCAATGGGCAAAGGTGGCACAGTGCAGCAGCGAGATAACTCATCAGCCTACACTCAGATAAAACGTAGGTTGAGGTTATCAGATAGTCAGTTTATGATACCTGCCAACCCTACCCACTACAACAGCAGGATCGATTGCAACGCAGCACTCAGAAGATTAGACATTCGTGCCAACTCCAAGCGGTGCAAGGGCTTTGTGTTCGATGCCAAGCAAGTGCAATGCGATGCCAATGGTGGCATCATAAAAAGCAATCGTAAAAACATCGCAGAGCGAGCCGACTTTTTAGATTGTTTTCGTTACTTTGTAAACGCAATCTTAAAGAGATACTTATGAGCGTATGTTCAACTTGCTTTGATTCAGGCATCACAGTTGACTACTGTAACGAGGGCATCACCTTCGGAGTAGTTCCTGCTGGTTCTAACTATGTGGTCGACATTAAGCATAACGCAACGGGCAAGATTCAGACCTTCTACGGCAGCGAATCAGATGCCGATGGAATGATAGTCATTGTCGGAGCGAAGATCGATCCACTGCAAGGTTATACGATCAGCCTGAGAGGTTGTGATGTGTTTACTATCTGCGAGGTTGAATACACTTGCATTAGCTTCTCGGTAGTAAACAGCAATGCCGATGCTGAAGATGTTGGAGTTATTAACCTATTAGACTGCATCGAATGTTAAAGAAGATCAAGATGATCCTTAACGGCTGGATGCTGTGGTGCTTCGATACTAAGGAAAGCAGAAAGCTATCAGAAAAGCGGATGAAGGAGTGCTTAGTTTGCCCATATCATCAGAAGCTAACCAATACTTGCAAAGAGTGCGGATGCTTCCTGCCTGCCAAGACAAGAGTGCCTGATGCCGAATGTCCAGTGCTAAGATGGTAGATGAGATGACGGGCTTCATCATCGTTCAGGCTTATTTTCATAATAACGAGATCGATGAGGTTCTGCGTGTCAATGGCAAGTTAGCCGATACGATTGTCAATGTTGATTTTATCAGCCATTGCTTTCAGGAGGAGGATGATTCAGGAGCGATATTGATTCTAAAAGATAATTCAGAGATCAAAACAAATAATTCACTTGATGAGATTATTCAAAGGATTCGCAGGTCGACTGCAATCAATATTTTTGCACAGTAACAATAACAAGTCAACATACAACTTGGTTGAGGTATTTAAGAAAGGGCAGCACACCTACTACCGATTCCCAAAAGAAGTGAATATGCCATTAGAGAGGTTCGCAATGTCGATGAGCCTAATGGAAAGGTTGAGCAGTGGGTTAAGTGGTGGCGAGATGGATAAGATCCTCAACGAAATGGAGAAGGCACTATCAGCAGGCTTGGCTAACCCTAAGACGGCAGCATTGATGGGAGCATACATTCACGTTATTAGAGAACGGCAGAACACTGTGATACATCGGGATCTGTTGTTAAACATCGCAGCGACTTGGATCATTAGATCAGATGAGAATCCTGCCGAGATCAACCCCGACATCCATCAACAGAAACTAACCTTGTTTGAGGAATTGAGCAATGGAGGGGCGCACGATTTTTTTTACAATCTGGGTATCGAGCCGCTGATGCCCTTATTCAATATTTCAGCGGACGAATTTCAAACGCTCTGGGAGTACAACACGCACGAAGTTCGCAAACTACAAGAGGCATTACGCCAACTGAGTTCTCACCGCAAAGCAGGGCTAAGAGAACAACCGACATCTTTAGGGAGCAAGTGATGGCATTGGCGGGCGGATCAATCTCCGAGTTCAATGAGTTAATGAGATCGGATGTGTTAACTTATTTGCTTAAATTTGAGGCTCAAATAAAGGCTCAAAACAATGGCAGCAAAGGTTGAAATCATATACGAAGCTGAGGCAACGAGCCTGAAGGCAACAGTTAATGAAGTTAATAAAGCCAACGATGCTGTTGTTGCATCAGCGCAGGAGAGTTCAAAGAAGGTAGCCGATACCTACAAGAGTGCAGGCAAAAGTATTGCAGCAGCATTCTCAGGGAGCGAAGTTAAGAAAGCACTTGCCGACCAGAACAAAGCATTTGATGATCTAAATAAGAAAGGCGTACCACTAACAAGAGTATTGCGTGGATTGCGTAATGACCTCAACGCACTTGAAGCAGCGGGCAAGGGTGGCACTGAAGAGTTTAAGAAGTTGATTCTCGAAGCAGCAAGGCTCGAAGATCAGATCGGAGATACCAGAGCGAGGGTGTCTAACCTTGCATCAGATACATTCAAGTTTGATGCAGCAGTTCAAGCCACGCAAGGTCTTGCTGCTGGCTTTGAGATAGCACAAGGGGCAGCAGCATTGTTCGGCAGTGAATCAGAGGAGTTACAAAAGAACTTACTTAAAGTTCAAGCAGCCACAGCCATCGCCAACGGTGTGCAGCAGATCTCTAACCTACTACTTGAAGAAAGTAAGATTAAGACTCTTGTATTGACTAACGCACAGGCTGCCTATGGTTTAGTGGTTGGAACAACAACGGGTGCGTTAAAGGTCTTTAGATTGGCATTAGCAGCCACAGGGATCGGCTTGTTGGTTATCGGAGTGATAGCATTGATTCAGAACTTCGATAAAGTTAAGAAGGTACTGTCAAACGCAATCCCAGGATTTAAGCAAGTAAGCGATGCAATCGGCAGTGTGATCGATACCATCAAAGAATTTGTTGGAGCATCAGATGAAGCGGATAAGGCTGCTGCATCTTTTGAATCTGCTGCCAAGAGTCAAACAGCAGCAGCCGATGCAGTTGTTAAAAGAATTGAAAGGCAGATAGATATTGAGAAGGCAGCAGGACGTAACACCATTGCCTTAGAGATCCAAAAGGAGCAAGCAATTATTGATTCAAACAGAAAAATAATTGCTGACTATGTGAAGAAGGCAGGAACAATAAGCACATTAAGCAAAGAAGAAGTTGATAATGCTAAAGCAGTAAATGCTGCTGCACTTGATGCCGTAAAAGATTCCAGCGCAAAGATCCAAGTTATTAGAAACAATGCACAACGTGAGTCAACTGAGAAAGCATTAGAGGCAACAAAGAAACAAGCAGAGGCTCAAAAGAAAGCAGCCGAAGATGTGGCAAAGGCACGTGAGAACTTAGCAAAGCAAGAACTTGAAATCTTCCAAGAGCAACTCGATGAGCGTGAGAAGGTTTTGAATGAAAGCAACAACAAGATCGCAGAACTTCAAAAGACATTTGATGATGCAAGGTTCGCTGGCAATCTGATCGAAGAACAGAAGCTATCGGATTCCATCGCCGCAATTAAAGAAAATGCAATTAAGCAGATTGCCGTTATAGATCAGAAGGCTCTTGATGATGCTGCTGCAAAGAAAAAGGAAGCAGAAGAAAAAGCCACGCAGGCTGCTGAGAAAGCAGCAGAAGAACGCAGCAAGCTAATCCTCGCTGGCTTAGACGATGAGATCAATATCATAAAGACCTTAGAGATTATTGAAGGAAGTTCACTTGAACGCAGAATCAAGTTGATTGAGTTAGAGGCTAAGAAAAGAGTTGAGGAAGCGCAAGGCAGTGCTACTGCCATTAAGTTGATCAATGCAGAAACCGAAGCAGCAATTAGAGAAGAACGCAGAAAGACAACTCAGCAGACTATTGATGATGCTCTTGAGATAGCCGATCAAACTGTTGCGGTGATTAACACTATTCTTGACTTACAGAAGCAAGCATCAGAGAACAGAATTAATGATATTACTGCAACCAAGAATGTAGAGATTGAGGCAATCAATCAGACATTAGATACTGAAAGAGATAAGCAAAAGCAAAGAGAGGCAGCAGAACTAAGGGCAAGCAAAAGGATCAACGAAGAAAAGACTAAGCAAGCCAAGCGAGATAAGGCGCAGGCATTGTTTCAGGCTGGTATTGACTTGGCAGTGTCAATCTTAAAGACGGGGGCGCAACTTGGTTATCCTGCTGCGATTCCTTTTCAAGTGGTTGCTGGTATTGTCGGGGCAGTTCAAATTGCTGCCATCGCATCAAAGCCAATCCCTAAGTTCAAAAAGGGTGGTATAGTTGGAGGGCAAAGCCACGAAGCAGGCGGCACAATGATCGAAGCAGAGAAGGGCGAGTTCGTAGTTAACCGATCATCAGTGGCTCGCCATCGAGATGCACTTGATGCAATGAACCGATCATCAGCAGCATTCAAGAAGTATGTTGATGAAAGATATGTGCGCCCTGCATTGATGGACTTTGCTGCCAAGAACAGAGGCGCAAATGTAACTGTTAACGCATCGCTCAACAGCAAGTCGATGGAGCGTGAGATCAAAGGGCTACGGAAGGATTTGAAAGGCAAACCAACAGTGGTAAACATTAACTCATCAGATTCAAGATACGAATGGCAAAGGAATTAAAGTTCTTACTTGATGGGCTTGATAGAGGTCAGCCATTGAATGCAGATGATTTCGGCTTCAAGATAAACGAGGACACCAACCTTAACGCAAGGCTTGTGTCGTTTGACAATGACTTGAATTTTGATGGATCAGTTTATTCCTATCTGTTTGATCTATTTGTCGAAGGCACTTGCACGCTGGTTAAGGTCAAGGTTCTTTACACTTGCTCAACGGGATTGCAGCCGTTGGTTGATGGATGGTTTATATTATCTGAGTGCGTATTCGATCTTGACAAGTGCAGGGTAACAACCAAGTTGTATGATGAAACATTCAGCACCAAGATTAACAACAACAAATCAATCCCATTCAGCACAGCATCAGCCAAGACTAAAAACCTTTTCGACATTACACCTCCGACTCCCAAAGAGATTGAAATGTTTAATCCACCAACAGGAGTGTATGGGGTTGAGAATCCAAAGGGCATAACTGTATTTCAAGCCTTCCAGCATTTAGTTGGTTGTATGACTGACAACTTAGTTGATTTTGCTTCTGACTTTTATACAGTACCACCAGCACCATCGGAAACGGTAATGATTACAAACGGGCGTGCTATCTTTAATCGGGATGACACCGAAACGCTTTTAACATTTGAGCAGTTGTTTGTTGCACTTAGCAAAAAGACAAGGTTAGGCTTAGGATTTGAAAAGCAAGCTAATGGCAGACCATTGCTTAGAATCGAAACAGCCGAATACTTTTTCCAATCGACTAATTCAGCAAGTCTTATTGATCAACCAAACATTAAGATGTCAGTTGATACTACGACATTGTATTCATCAATCATATTTGGCAACGCTCCCTATCTTGAGCAGTTTGAATGCAATAGAGGCGAAACAGCCTGCACGTTTTTACAAGTTCCATTCAGAGGCTTTAGAGATGAAACCTTTGGAATGTTAGGCACTTGCAATAATTCAACCCAATTAGATTTACAGAGCAATGAAGTGGTATTCGATACCAATGTAATTGAGGACATCTACCGATTTAATTCGGATCAGTTTATGATCAATCCTGTGGTGATTTATAGCAACGTGATTCCCACTATTGGATCAGATAGGTATCAGGCAAAGCAAGGCGATCCGCTTTTAATAGGTCAGACAGTTTACAATGCAGAGTTTACCAACGAGCAAGTAAGTGCTAATTGGTTGGGTGGTTATCCTAACAGCCTTGTTGAATACATTGGGGGCTTTGATCCATTGGACACTGACTTTGATTATAAGATGGATGCTTCACCAACTCAATCTTGGGAGTATGATGAAGTGGCTGCAAGTTATTTTGATTGGACTGGTGATTACATTGTATTTGGAACTGCTGTAAATGCTAATACGGCTTTCGTAAATGGCAGATCTTATGTTGCTCCTTATGCTGGAGTTTATAGCTTTTCATTTACCGCAGTGTTGGCTGATATATTAGCAACAGGCAGGCGAAGCATTGTTCCTGTATTGAGAGTGTTTAATGCACAAGGTGATTTATACCAAAGTTTTGAAGGTTCTGGCGTTAGTGATTTTAACATCAACCCTATTTACGTTTTTATGAATGCAACCTTTGCTTTGAATCAAGGCGATCAGGTAAGATGCGATTTAATTGGACGGCAGCAAACGGCAGGAGGATTATTGAATCAGGTAATACTTGACACGCTTAACATCGATGGAGTGGATCGTTTTACTGAATTTGCAGGAATCGGTGTGCCTTTCGAGCCTTCAATATTGCAGCCTGTTGATACTGATACGATCAGGAATGTGCTTTACACTTTCGAGCGACCATTATCAATGAATGAGATCACATCGATCATCAACCAAACATCATCAC